ATGAAGGACACAAGTAACTCCACAATCATGACAAGCAGGATTTACTACAAATGAGTTTTCAATAAACTTTAACCCATAGTTATGTTCATAAATTTGTTGATTTGCGTGTTTAATACTTTTAGTCTCATCTTTTTCGCTTTTACAAATTGGACACTTTTCTGATGTATCAGTTTTACTTTGATGATAAGCACAATTGATATTGCCACTATATTTTCTATTTTTTCTATTAGAAACATGAGAACAATATTCATCAGAAGTATTTGCCATATTGTGGCATACTGAACAAAGAGAATATTCAACAGCACAATTATGAGTAGCTATATCATTTAAAATATAACTATGATCACTGTTTTCGTCATTAATATTTCCAACTTGAACATAGTAGGTATCTTCATCATTCTTTATAATATTTACAGATTTAACCTTATGAGCTATATATTTATCATAAAAAAATGAATCAGATTTATGTTGTAATGCTTTTCTATTTTTTCTTGCTTTCCAACTATATTTTTCTATTTTTTCAGAAATGCTATTACTTATATATATCATATTTTCTACATATTCTGTATCTCTATCAATAACAGTAGAAGAACTAGCTATTCTATTATGAGAAGAAATTGTTGCAGAAGTTCCCAATGATAAACAAGTTTTTCTAATTCCCTTTAACAAATTGATAGAAGCAGATGATGCTTGCATTGCTCCTTGCCCAGAACTATGCCCCTTATTAGAAACCCTTTTTTTAACAACACATCCATCTCCATCAAGATAAGCTGCTAAAAATATCTTTTGTTTTTCTTCGTTCATCATTAGTATATCAGAATGAACAACCTTATTATGACTTCCACAACCTATATATTTTTTACAAATATTAGCTAAACATTTATTCCAAGTGAATACATATAATCCATTTCTATCTTTTTTCTCATCAATTCTAATTTTGCAATCTGGATATTTCCTTTTTAAAACTTCTATTAACTTAGTAAAATTGCCATCTTCATCTTTCTCGTCCATCCCAAAACAAAATCCAACTGTTCTTTCAGAAATATATCCCTCAGCAGCATATACCCCTAATATAAATGCTACATCTTCATCTATATCTACTCTTTTTTTCTTTAATTTATTATTTTTTTGACGACATTGAATATGTTCTAAAACATAATCTCCTTCTTTTACTAAACTAGCTTCCCTAAATACTGGTTTTACTGTTTTTTTAATTTTATCAATTGTTTTTCTATACTTATAGCCACCTTTAGTATGATAATAAATATCCTCATACGGCAATATTAGAACAGGATGTTCATGACTTAAAGCTAAACTATTATTCCCATTCCACATCATTTCGTACAAATATTTATGTTCTTGAGTTTTGCAAATAGCTTTAATTTTTTCAATGTTACCTTTATGAGTTACAACTTCATCTCCCTTTTTTAATTCATCTACTCTCTTTTGAGAGCCATTTGCTAAACGGGTTAAATCATGTCCTCTTGATGCTCCCATAGAAGTGCCCGATATATATCCTTCTTCTATTCCTCTTGCTAATTTAGGATAAGCAATTTTATCTACTCTTCCAATAATATATATTCCACCTTCGTCTTTATCATACCAAGAATGAACGCATTCACCTCTTGATTTTTCTACATCATCATTTTGATGATTAGTAAAAAGAGGAACTCCAACAAATGTTTCAGCAGCTTTCTTTAGTTCAGAAGCGCTAAAAGCATCTCCATTGTCATTAGGTTCATCTTTTTTAATTGCAAATATTTTAATATAAAGATGATCTGGATGTTCAGAAGTAGCTTCTTTTAAGTTAAACCCACCTAAATCTTCATTATCTGAATTTTTAGATGCTGTTTTTATTTGATTAGGAAGTTCAAAGATTTCCCAACCTTCTCCTTTTGGTTTATTTAAAGCTTTAACTGAACATCTGTGTGAAAATGTTGCTATTTTTTCAAAAGCCATAATATTTTTCCTTATTTTATAGGTAAGCTTCTACATCTCTTATCATTATAGGAGGAAGACCTTGTAGAACTTGTTCTTTAGGTTCTCCATTTTTAATTCTTTGAGCATAATCAATAACTTTAATATGAGCAGGGCTTGTAAATCTGCTACTATCTTGTTGTTGAGTTTGTTGAGCCAATGCATTTTCTATATCTTTTATCATTGGTGATGGTAACCCTTGAAGGATCCTCTCTTTAGGTTCTCCATTCATAATTCTTTGCACATATTCCTGAACCTTATTATTTCCAGATTGCTCTATTCCTCCTGTCATATCTCCAAAAAAGTTTGTCAAATCTTGAGCAGTTTGATTTTGTTGAGCATTCTTTCTTATATAATTAGATGTTTTTATTATTTTCATTATTTATTCTCTTAAGTATCTGCTTTTTTCCATTCTCTTTTCCATCTTTTTAACTCATTTTCTTTTTGTTTTTCCGCATCTTTTTTCCAGCAAGGCCAGCAAGGATCATCTACTTGAATTTGAGTAGAATCTCCTGGAGGGCACATCATACAACAACCACTTGCTAACAAACAAATAATTATAACAACTGCAATTAAAACTTTTTTCATCTTTTATTCTCCATCATCATAGAGTCTAGTATTAGGATCAGCGGGATTTTCTGTTTTGGTATGTATACTTTGAGTTTTTCTTAATTTTTGATCTTGTTCTTGAAAAGAAAACCCTCTACTTAATAATTCTTTTCTATAAACAGACGCTTGATCTGTATATTTTCCAGCATTAGGACTAACCTGAGATGCTTCTATAGCATCTTTCAAAGCATAGAATAAAGAATCTATATCCATTCCTTTTGCTCTTTCCTCTTCTACATTCCAATCTACTTTATAAGGATCATACCCTTCGAATGTATTAGCATATTTTTTAGATTTTATAATTTTCATTATAATTCTTCTCCACAGCGAGAACAATAATTAGAACGACCTACTACAATCATTTTTCCGCATTGAGGACAGAATGTTGTTTCAATTTCTTTAACAGCTTCTTTAATTTGTTCTGACCTTATTCCGAAAGTGTAATTTTGATTATCTTTTTGACCACATTTTAACATTATTTTATTCTCCCAAAAACAATATCTTTTTATATTATTAATAAAATAAAAAAAACCTTTATTATTATCCCTTCACATGACGAGGAATATCTACTCCTGCCAAATCATTTAATGTATAATTTGGAGCACCTTTAGGAAATTTTACTCCCCATTTCTCAGAAGCATGACTAAAAGCAGCTACAGAACTAAAAAAATACTCTCCACTTGGAGCATAAACTTTAGCTTTAGGATCATCTGGAAGTTTTTTAATTCCAGCAAAAAATCTTTTTTTACCATCTCCAGTAAGAGAAGGACCAACAATAATAAAATAATCAGAATCAGTAGTATAGTCATGACCTTCCCATCTCATATACGCTAATGGTCCAATTAATTTATCAAATCTTTCCATTAATTTTTTAGACCTTTCATGATAAGATGGATCCCACTTTATTCCACGATCCTTAATCTTTTTACGCCCTGCTATTTTAATCTCCATTATCAACCTCTCCAATATAGAGAATTTGGATACCATCTGCAATTTCTTGCCTATAACATCCAACATTATTATTGTTTATTATATAATCATGAACAGGATTATCACTAGAGGCATATTTCATAATCTCTTTACTCTCAGCTGATTTTTTCATAGATTTCTCTGCCTCAATAAGATTCTTATAAATAACGTCCCTAACTGAATCTATTTGTTCTTCAATAGCATCTTCTTTAAATCTTAATATTCTCCATCCAACATTAGCTAATTTTTGATCTCTATTCATATCTCTTTGTTGGAAATCTTCTCTTTCGTGCCATATGCTACCATCAGTTTCTATTCCTACACCTAATCTTGGATAAGCAAAATCTAAAGAAAATGGTCTCTGTTCTCCTGGAAGATTAACAGAATATTGTCCAAATAACTCATAAGGTATTTTCATAGATAACAATGTTTTGTACATCTTTTGTTCTAATTTAGTTAATTTTACCTTTATTAATGGAGGAGTTTCTTCCTGTTGCTGCTCAGCTGCTGATTTAGAGCCTCTCTTTCCTATCATTGGCAATCCTCCAGCGGCTGCACCCATTCCTCCTCCAGGAGCACCTCCAGCAGGAGCACCTCCCATTCCAGGAGCACCTCCTCCCATATCAGGACCACCCATTCCAGGAGCTCCGCCGCCCATACCTTCTCCTGCCATAACTGGAGGCATACCTCCTCCTGCATCCATAGGGCCACCCATTCCCATAGTACCAAGATTGCCTCCTCCTTGCATATCTCCTCCAAGCTGTCCTTGAGCCGTTGCCATCACTTGCTCATCTCTGATTTTTTCGACTTCAGAATCATAATCTAAATCTAATTCTTCTAATACAGTTTGAGCAGATACTAACTGTTTATCATACATCTGCATAAGAGTTTGTATTCTATTAGTTTTATCTCTTAATTGCAAATCATTCCATATAAGTTGAGGGTACAGATAAACAGTTTCTCCCATATCTTGAGATTCCTCTTCATCAATAAATCCCTGCATCATCGCAATTGGTTTAAATACTTTTTCTTCTACCCAATTTTTTAATTTATTTCTCCAATTATCTAATCTTCTAATTAAAACTTCAACTCCTATTTGAGCGCTAGTATACCCGCTCATTTCACCGTTAAGAATAGCTTGATTCAGCATTAATCCATCTAATATCTCTTTTCCAATCTCTTCTAATTCCTGTGTTATATTGTGAATCTTACCACTGGCTCCGTGCCAGTCATAAGAATTCCCCTGAATGGCAATTCTCCCATTTCTTCTAGTAATAAAATACCCTGTATTAGAAGATAGACACCAAACTTTTCCACTATATTTGCAAAGAGAAATATCTTTATCTTTTACCCTATTAAATCTATTTTTTCCTTTATCACTTAAATTACAATTAACAATATACTGTTTATCTTTACGATATTTGCTTACAACGGGAGAATATCCTGATTTGAACAAAATTTCCAATAAATCATCAGCTAATTGCTTGCTATTAGTTCCGCACTGAACGTATTCTGTACCATTATCGCATTTATACCAAGATGCATCTCCTTTACAATATGAATATATAAGTTTTTTAAGAGTTTCTGATGAAAAGTTTTTTATAAAATTAGGTATTCTTTTATTCCCAGAATTACTTCCAAAACATAATTTAAATTGATTAGCTATTTTTTTATTTAATATATTCCAAGAAGAAGCCTTCCCACTATAAGAATATTTGCTAAATTTAAATGTCATAGATTCAAACAAATCATCTATTTCATTACAATAATCTATGTTATGAGAAGGACTTTGAGAAATACTTACTATATATCTTCTTTTTTTCTCGTTGTAAGAACTATATCCTTCTGCTAAATACCATCCTATTAATTCCATAAATTTATCTACTGGAACCTGATACCCACAAACATTAATATATTCAGGATCGTCATTGCAACAATCATACTTAGCTACAGATCTGACATATCTATCATGTTCTTTCATATTATAAAAATCCATAGCAGTTATAGTTTTATATTTTTCTTTTTTTCTATTATAACAGAGCATTCTATGATTAGGAGTAACCATCATATCGTTTCTATTGCTATTAATTTTTATCATATCTCCATCATAATCAAATTCATGATAACCCAATGGATAGTCATAAAACATTTTTCCGTTTTCTGGATTAAATGTCATAATTTTTTCTTGTTTATTTAAATCGTCATATTTTTTCCATCCCTCATCTGTTAAAACTTCTGTTTTATCATCGTGACAAAAGGCATGATGGGTAACAATAGTTAAGTTAGGATCATTAGCAACAGCTGAAAGTTGAGAAACTACATCCTGTAAATCTGCTTCTGTAGCTGGACGATCTTTATCTCCAACTTTTACTACTCTAATAGGAAGAATCAATCTTTCTGCTATAATCCAATTAGCAGTCATTATTTTTGTTTTATAAGCCAAAACAGTAAATAATCTTTGAAGCATAGAAATTCCATAAGTAGAGTAATCTGGAGAATTATGCTTCAAATGGCTTATACTTCTATCCGATAATGGAATTGGCTGTCCAGATGAAATTAAATCTATTAAGCTCTGAGGAAGACTTTCATATATTTTTCTTGGTTCTCTTCTTTGAATAATAAGTTTTAAATCTTCATCTGGTAATAAATAATATTCAGGATTACTAGCAATTGAATTATCTTTTACATCTATATAATCTGGATTCATAACTTTTATATGTTTAAAAGTTCCATCTGGATGGTTACATAATTTTCCATCAGAAGTGGCCCCCTTATTTTTACAATGAGGGCAAGAAATTTCTAGAAAAGGAAAAACATCTCCTAATAAAAAGTATTCATGACTAATAGCATTTAATTTCTCAGTAAGTTCTAAATCTTTTACTGTTTTCTCGTAATACTTTAATATTTTTTTATTTTTACATTCTAATTTAAACCCATTCATAGAGAAATTAGAATTATGAACAGCAACTCTATTAACAACATAACTATGCTCTCCGTCTATAGTCAAATCATAAACATCCCCTTCGTAAAATTCTTTTACGATAGATGTAGCTGCTCTATATATATTATCATTAGTTCCTAAAAACTCTCTATATTTAGTATGATGAGCTTTTAAATCCTTATAAAAAACCGAATATCCATCAAATATTTCGCAATCTCTTCTAGATATTCTAACATTATAACTATAAATTTCTGTATTTGATAAGCAACCATTAGGAACATTTCTTATTTTTGGATCATCTTTAAATACAGAAAAAGACAATCCTAATTTTTCTATAATAAAAGAAATTTGAGAAAAAAGATTATCTGAAGCTGTTCTTATTTGACATCCATGATGAGAATCAAAACATCCATCTCCATCTATATATCCTGCCATAAAAGAAATCAACTGTTCTCTATTAGATTCGTTTATAAATTTTTCTAGTATTTTTTTAGTTTTACTTCCTTGTCCTATAATTTTATAAAAATATTTTGCTACTTCGGTATTAAACAGTACCAAATCTATACATTTTTCATTATTTTGTGAATAAATTTTTACATCTTTGTTATATTCTTTTTCTATAATATCTATTATCTTTTTCCCAAAATTATTTATCTCTTCTTCGTGTATGCTAAATCTTAATCCTTTTGGATTTTTAGTTTCTCCATTATAATTATACCAATAATAAGAGCCTTCAGCAGCAAACGCTCCCAAAACATAACACATATCATTACTTACACCTTCAAATTTATTCCCTATTTTACTCACAGGGGTAAATAATCTATCTCCTATCTCTATACTGTCAGCGTTTTTATATATACTTTCTAATTTAATTTCTCCAAATTTATTTATTCTTTCTTTCTTCTTTGCCTGAGAAGGAGTAGTTAATGAATTCTTAATCCACTCTTCTTGAGGTATCCTTGGGATTTCATGCCCTAAAGTAACTTTAATTTCCCTATTAAACCCTCCTACTTTAATTTTTAGTATATCTTCTTCTGCATATCTCTTATGAACATTTAATACCTTTCTAAAAGATCCATCTCCTGCTACAACAACATCTCCCTCTTTTACTTCTTTTATTAATTTTTCTGTTCCATCAGACATTAAAACAAAATTATCTGGAGTAAAACAATAAAAATCTACACCAGCAGCTACTTTAGGTTCATTCATATAATAGAACCTAGCCCATTGCATTATTTCTCTTCTTCTACTAGCTATTTGCCAATTTTGAGGAGTATGAAGAGGAGAAAAGAACATAGGCTGAGTCATAGCTACATTAGCACCAGATCCAGCATATTGTGCATTCTTTGTAATTGGAATATTAGCTGTTTGAGCTCCAGCATATCTTCTACCATCTGAACTTTTATGCATTTTATCTTCTACTGCATTATAAGATCCAGAAGCAGCTACCATACGTCTTTTATCTTCTGGAGAATTACCTGAAACTTTCATTTTTATAGCCATTTTAAACCCTTTTTTTATTAACCATCAATCGCTAAATCCAGACAGGACTTCATAACTTCGTCCTTCCTATCATCGACATTTAACCTTTTTTTTCTTTCCTCGTCTTTTCCTTCCATTCTACAAGCATCAAATTCTACCGTATAAACATCTTTTATAGTATCATCATCATCTTTTGCATGTTGTTTGTCTTTATCTTTAAATTTTGCTGTTTTATGATGATTATAAGAAGCATTAACAGGATTACCTCTATTTATAAATGTTGGTCCAAATCCCTTATTAGGTTTTGGTTGTTCTGGAGCATGAGCAGGAACTCCAGCTTCATATGTTACACAATTAGGAGTTCCGCAATTTGGACAAGTATCTGTTCCAGATTGGAATGTATTGCTAACTTTTCCATTACAAATAGAGCAATGCTGTTGGGTATCATTTGGAGTCATTGGTTTAGAATTAGAAAAAGGATCCTTATATTCAAAAGGATCCTTTACGAAATTAGAATTATCATCTTTTTTTGGAGCAAAAATATCTCTAGGTTGATAAGATACTTTATTTAACTTTTTTTTTTAGAAGATGCTTCTTTCCAATTAAAAGGTTTTGAAGTATCATTAGCACCTTCAATTTCTCCAGCTGCTCTAGCTGCTTGAAGTCGAGATTCTGTATTTCCATGTTCAGGCACAACTGGTCTTCTTTTTTGTCCTGGTTTTATTTGCAAATTGCTTGAAGCTGGAATATTTTTATCAACTTCAAATCTTTTTTGAATATATCCACCAACCCAATCTCCATTCTTATCTCTATAGGGACGGTAATATTTATCCATTATATTTTCACGCCATATAGTTTCATAATCAATAATCCATACATCATCAACTACAAGACCAAACCCTTTATTTCTTTCTACTATGTGCCAATCAGAGACTGGTTGACGAAGAAATGGATCTACCTTACGAGTTTCTGATGGACCGTACATAATAACATTTTCTTGTGTTTTGTGCTGAGCTGTTTTATTTAAATTAAAAGATTTTGATTCTTTCTTTTTAGTATTATTTTCTGCCATTTTTTTAATAGCATCTTGAACTTCACCTTGTGTAAAATTGGTCATAAGTTGACCTCCCTCATCTTTAAGATTAGATGGCAATAGCTGATATATATTATTATTAACATAATCAAGTAATTCCTCTTCACTTCCTATTCCCATATCTAATTCTTTTCTTTTATTATAATACATTTCTATCGCTTCTTTAGCGTCGTCTATTTTATTTTGTCTTAAATCATCAGCTAATCCTAATGAATCGCTTTCCTTAGAATCTAAATAATTTTTTAATTCGCTATGATCTTTAAAAAATAATTGTTGAGGTTGATTTAAGCCTTGAATATCTTCTATATTTTGATCCATCATTCCCATTTGTTCCGCTTGATAATTAGCGGGTTCATAAGTTGGATATGGAGTTTCATATTGAGCTTGTTTTTTTAGATTAAAAGGTTTTTTTGAAGAAAAAGATGTAATTCGTTCTACTTGATCAACGTACTCTCTAGCTCCATCTGGATTATTAGCAGCTTGATTAGTACCAGCTCTCATAGCATCTATTCCTCCTAGCTCATCAACCATTGTTTTTTTATCTGGATAAATATCCATTCCTCCATTTTCCCATTTCATATCAACCATAGCTTGATCCATTCCAAAATCTGGATCTATTTCTCCTGGTTCTCTAATGACAAGATCTTGAAGGTTATTTAAAGCTTTCTTTTTAAGATTAAAAACCATAATTACTCTTCTCTTTTAGTAGTTAAACTATCAAATAAATTATTAACAACATCTTTAGAAGAGAGATATCTACCATTTCCCTTCCAAGATTCATCTTTTTCAGCTTTTCTTATATTAGTTTCTTCTGAAACTTTTTCTCCAGAAGTCTTATCAGCAAGTCTCTCAAATTCTTTAGAATCGAAAATACTCATATTATTTTTAGGAGAATAATAATTACTTCCACTGAGATTATTTGCTTTAGATATTGTAGAGTCTGTAGATTGTTCAGTTTGCTTTAAAGATTCTGCTAAATTACTCATTCTCTTTTTTTCAGCAACTCTTTTATTAGTAGCTATTGCTTCTTTTTCTTCTTTAACTCTAGTTTTACTATCAATTTCTTGTGATAATCTAGCACTTTTATTAGTATCAAAAATAGTATTAGAAGATTCAGATTTAGTATATTTAGTAGGACCACCTTCATCAGAAATAGAGCCTGTTCTAGCAGAGCTTATATGATGAGAAGTCATTAAACCATCATCTTTATTAGATATTTTTTTTGCCTTTTGTTCTTCTGATATTTGTTTCAAAGTCTTTTTCTCAGACTCTGAAGATGTTTTTGGAGTTTCGATATTCTTTTTTAATTCCAAAAAATCAATTTTATGTTCATCTGACATTCTTCTAATCATATTAATCTCCTATCATCTTATTTAGTTTTTCTACTAATCCATCCTTACTACCCTTGATCATCTCATGTATTGTATGTGCCATTTTCTTTGG